TGACTCGTGCCCAAGTTGTCAAATCAATCTTTCGTGTGCTAACCCTCAAATTAGGTAAGGCAAACGTTCCTTTGATAGTCACCAATCACACATATGATGTGGTAGGTGCATATATTCCAACAAAAGAAATGGGAGGTGGAAGTGGACTCAAATACGCTGCAAGCACAATTGTATATCTATCAAAGAAGAAGGAAAAAGATGGTAAGGAAATTATTGGAAATATTATCAAATGCAAAACCGCAAAGTCCAGACTAACAAAGGAGAATTCAAGTGTTGAGACAAGATTATTTTATGATCGTGGACTTGACAGATACTACGGTTTACTGGAACTGGGTGAGAAACATGGAGTTCTTGAACGTAAAGGAAACCGTTTTATTATTGGGGAGTCTAGCGTGTACCCTTCTGCTATTCTCAAGGATCCTGACAAATACTTCACAGAAGAATTGATGGATAAACTTAACGAAGCTGCTGAGAAAGAGTTTCGTTATGGCAATTAAACTTACTGACTATGTTAGAACATATCCTAATGTTCTTAGTGAATCTGTATGTCAAACAATCATCAAGAACTTTGATGAATCCGACAGCGTATACACTGATAGAGAGCAGCGACCAAGTTTCAGAGAACTAAATATTTCACAGAGATATCATGCGAAGGATCCCAAGTGGGTCGCTGAACAAAATTTGTTGATTGATATATTTGATGAGTGCATGGATCAATATATGGAAGAACTGGACTTAGGTGCTGACTTCCCTGCGAAATATTCATACGAAGAGTTTCGTTTGAAGATGTATGAAAATAATAATTATGATCAGTTCAAAGATCATGTTGATGTGCAAGACTATGCTTCTGCTCGTAGATTTCTAGTCGGTTTTTTATATCTTAATGACGTAGAGGAAGGAGGAGAAACTTCATTTCCTAAACTAAACTTTGACATTTCTGCCAAGTGTGGTACAATACTTTTATTCCCACCTACATGGCAATATAGACACGCAGGTAAACCACCTGTATCTAATAACAAATACATTGTTGGAACTTATTTACATTACACATGAATTTAGAACTCACTATTCTTAGTAATCTATGCTATCATGAGAAGTATACACGTAAGGTGTTACCTTTCTTGATGAAAGAATACTTTACTGTACGTGAGCATACAATTATATTCTTAGAAATAAATGAATATATTAGTCAATACGATGCTTTACCTTCTCTCAATGCATTGAGTATAGAATGTCAAGAACGTAATGATTTAACTGAAGATCAATTTAAAAATATTAAGGAGGTTCTAGGTGAGTTATCCAATGAGAAAAGCGACTATAATTGGTTGGTTGACACTACAGAGAAATGGTGTCAGGAGAGAGCGATTTATCTATCGCTTATGGAATCCGTTAAGATTGCTGATGGGCAGGATAGCAAGAAAGATAAAGGTGCTATTCCAGAAATCCTCAGTCAAGCACTTGGAGTAAGTTTTGATCAGAATGTAGGGCATGATTATATTGGCAATTCGGATGAGAGATATGATTTCTACCATAGAAAAGAAGACAAAATTCCTTTTGATTTGGACTTCTTTAACAAGATTACAAAAGGCGGTCTTCCTAATAAAACTCTTAACATTGCTCTTGCAGGTACTGGGGTGGGTAAGTCTTTGTTTATGTGTCATGTTGCCAGTAGTGTGTTACTACAAGGTAGGAATGTTCTGTACATCACTTTGGAGATGGCAGAAGAAAAAATTGCAGAGAGAATCGATGCTAATTTACTAAATATTCCTATACAAAAACTTGCAGACTTACCTAAGGTAATGTTTGAAAGTAAGGTTAAGAACCTTGCAAAGAAAACACAGGGCAAGTTAATCATCAAAGAATATCCTACTGCGTCAGCACATGTAGGACACTTCAAATCTTTGATCAGTGACCTCGCTCTAAAGAAAAGTATAAAACCAGATATCATATTCATTGACTATCTGAATATATGTGCCTCTCAGAGGTATAAAGGATCTATAGTAAACTCGTATACCTATGTTAAAGCGATTGCAGAAGAACTCCGTGGTCTTGCAGTTGAGGCTAATGTACCTATCGTCTCCGCTACTCAGACGACTCGTTCTGGCTTTGGTAGTAGTGATGTCGATCTTACTGATACAAGCGAGAGTTTCGGTCTTCCTGCTACTGCCGATCTTATGTTTGCTCTTATATCGACGGAGGAACTTGAGGAGATGAATCAGATTATGGTTAAACAATTGAAGAACAGATATAATGATCCTACAATTAATAAAAGATTTGCAATAGGTATTGACAGAGCGAAGATGAGGCTGTATGATGTAGAGGACAAAGCTCAAACTGATATAATAGACAAAGGAAACGAAGAATTATCTAAAAAGTTTGCAGCAAAATCGTTTAATGAACTAAAGTATGATTGACTTTGACAAATACACTCAATTTGTAGACGCTGTTACTTCTGACGAGAGTAAAACAGGTGGACACTTTCAAGATCGCTTGAGAGATTTATACTCTAAAGATTTTAAATCACATAGAGCATTGACTGCTGCACTAGGATTAAGTGCTGAGTCAGGTGAGTTTACTGAGATAGTAAAGAAAATACTATTCCAAGGTAAACCAGTTAGTCAAGAGAATTTATTTCATATGAAACGTGAACTAGGTGATATCATGTGGTATTTTATTCAAGCATGCATTGCTTTAGATACTACACCAGAAGAAGTCATTGAAATGAATGTAGATAAACTCAAGAAAAGGTATCCTGGCGGTGAGTTTGATGTACATTATTCGGAAAACCGTCTGGTAGGAGATCTCTAATGATTCAGTTAATTTCAATATGTCTTATAATTAGTATTATAGCAGCACTATACATTTTAAAAATTTATAACCCACACTAAAATGGCACTCTCACAACAAGTATCAGATTCATTAGATGAAGCAAAGGCAAATTTAAGAAATGCTCTTGCTTGGTCAGCAAGAACTGAAGAACCATATATCAGTAAGCACATTGCAGATATATTATTATCAATAGACACTATCAAAGAAACTCATCAATATCTTTCTAACATTAAAGATATAATGGGAGAACGTGAAGATAAATAATTAGAAAGTTCGATGGCTACAAACGCTATAGAGACAGCAAAGCAAGAGAATGGATCGAAATTATTTTTTCAATCTGTAATTGAGCAAAATAAAGAACCTTCATCAGGAGAGATGAAAAAGGTTTATGAAGGTTATGGTGCTGAGTGGAGAGACACATATAGAAAACAAACTAATGCACTTAAGAAATTTTTAGGTGGTGCTAGAGGGTATGAATACTCAAGAGATAGAGGTATTATGCCTATGATAGAAGATATTGCAAAGAAACAATGTGGTGTATCTGTAAAGGATCGTTGGAATCCTATGGATATTGTTATGGTAAAGAAAACTCAAAAAAGAATTGTAGAAGAAAAGATAAAACAACTAACAAATGTAGATGGGATGTCTAAAGAAGCAAAATTGAACGTCCTAAACATGTATATGAAAGAGGCACTGAAACATAAAATTCTTATAGGTGTATCATTGAAAGCTATATCAAAAAATAAAAGAACTGCTACCGTAGAGTTGGCAAATGCAAATGGGAAAGCATCTCCTGTTTCATTAGATTTAGTTCCTAAGTCTCTTAAATGTAATCTAACCTTAGGTAAGAAAAAAAATTTTTTATTTGATACTGGTGAACTTGGTTTTGATATAGTTACAACTAAAGGTGGACAGGTTCATGGACAATCTAGAAACTTTCAATACTCTAAAGCAAGAAATTTAGTACAAACTGACCTAACACCTAAGGGAAAAGATGCAGGTGCTAAACTTGGAAAAGTATCAAGTGTTGCATTAGAAAAAATCTTAAAAGATTTAGGATTAAAGAGACCAGAATCTGCATCAAAACATAGAATGATACCTCCTGTAGGTAAATGGGAAAAGAGTCAAATTGATTACTGGATAGATTTGTATAAAAAATTAAAGTTATCTAATATGATCGATCTTGGTGAGGTTGCAGTATATGAAAATAGTCAGAGAATAGCAGAAGGTATTGAAGAAGTAATGGCATACGCTATAAATTATGAAACAAATGAGGCAGACAGAAGTTCTGGTGGTAGATTTTCTTCTAAGTTAATTGCTATGGAGTGGGCACATATATGGGTACAGATTGCAAAGAAAAAGAAAATGACAGAGTGGTGTACAGCACTATACTATGGTGCTAAAAAAGAATTCGGTAGTAGCAACGGTCCTTTCTTAAAAATTTATTGAGGACACTTATCAAACTGTCCACTGTGACTCGCATTAGGCATGAAAAACTGTTATAATATGGATATAAGACAGGACGACATGCCAAACAAACACCTCGAACACCCAGAAGATTCTATCTTTAATGGTCGTAGAGTTGCACTCAAAGCAATCACAGAGATGATCTCGTGTGAAACTGTTGGTATCAAGTGGGACGGTGCTCCTGCTGTGGTATTCGGTACTAATCCTGCCAATGGTAAATTTTTCGTAGGTACAAAGAGTGTCTTCAACAAAAAAATCCCGAAAATCAATTATTCCTTCGACGACATTGAGACCAATCACAAAGGCGATGTGGCAGACATTCTTAGGTTATTGTTTCATTTTGCTCCTCGTATCGATAGCATTGTTCAAGCTGACTGGATTGGTGTCGGTGGGTCACATTCTTACACTCCTAATTGTTTGGAGTATCGTTTTCCCACTCAAGTCCCTGGCTATATTGTCATTGCTCCACATACTCTTTATGAGCAAGTTTCTGCGGATTGTATTGGGCACATCGGGATTAATCTTGCTAGTTCACCTACTTGTTACTGTGTAAGTGCAACAGATGCATGGGCATTTGTAGAGAAAGAATTAAATTTTACAGATCAATGGAAGTCATTTATACCTGTGTTTAGATCTAAAACTCCTCATCCAAAAGTTGCACCTAAGATCAAGCAACATATCAATAGTTTCGTACGTGAAGGACATATTCCTGACGCACAGGAAATGTACGATTCGTTACCTGATAAATATAAGGGAGAGGTTAGTGTATATACCTTTAAGGCATGGCACTACATCTATCAACTGAAACAGCGTCTACAAAAATCCATCCGTGAAAGCGGTGATGTGGAATGCTATATCGATGGACAACCTTCAAAACACGAAGGTTATGTGATAAATTCCAAAACTCCATACAAACTTGTAGATAGACTAACCTTTAGCAGAGCAAACTTTAATCTTAGTAAAAATTGGAAGAATGAAAAAGTTTAGTGCTTTCCTAAAAGAAGCTCAAAAATCATTTGCAGCTCAAGAAGCAGAGAAACTCAATCTTACACACGTTGGATACGGTAAATATGCCGATCAAACTGGTAAGGTCACGCATATGAGTAAAGACGGTAAACTTACAAAGTTGACCGCAAAAGAATTAGCAGGAGGAACCGAGAATGGAGGAGAAGAAACTGCAGGAGGCGAGGGTTCGGTCGATCAAGGTAGCATATCTATTACTTTTGGAAGATTTAATCCCCCTACTACTGGACATGAAGCACTTCTAAGTAAAGTAAAAGCTGCTTCTAAGGGAGGAGAGTACAGGATTTACCCTAGTAGATCACAAGATCCTCAGAAGAACCCACTAGATCCTGGCACTAAAGTTAAATTCATGAAACAGGCATACCCTGATCATGCAAATGCTATTCAGAATAGTGAAGACATGAGAACTATCTTTGATGTGCTTCAAACTCTTGATGGTGAAGGATATAGTACAGTAAATTTAGTAGTTGGTGGAGATAGAGTTAGTGAATTTAACTCACTAGCAACCAAGTATAACGGTGACTTATATAATTTTGATCAAATTAAAGTTTCCTCTGCGGGTGATAGAGATCCAGATGGTGAAGGTGTAGAAGGTATGAGTGCATCTAAGCTACGTAAGGCAGCTATGGATGATGACTATGATACATTTGTGTCAGGTATGCCAGAGAAACTAGGAAGAAAAGGAAAACAAGAACTATATAATACACTAAGACAAGCAATGCAAGTCCAAGAAGATCTTGATGATTTTCAAGATGCATCATATACATTACATGAGATTGCACCTAAGTTAGATCCTCAAGCACTTAGAGAATACTATTTCAATGGTCACATATTTAAAATAGGATCTCTTGTAGAGAATGTAAACACAGGTATTTCTGGAAAAGTTGTAAGTCGTGGTAGTAACTATGTCATCTTTGTTGATGAGAACGAAAGGATCTATCGTTCTTGGTTGAAAGACTTAACAGAGATCAACAAGATGAAATACTTTAACTTTACACCTGCAGGTGAGATAGGAACTGACGAGTTAGCTAACTATGCTAAGAAATTAACACCTGGTGAGTTCGTAAAGAAGATAAATAAAAAGGACAAGGTACTAAAATGACAATGAATACTTTCGGAATAAACAATCTTCCTGATATGACTGATGCCTATAAATTGGTACAGGAAAAAGCAAAAAAAGATTACGATGGTGACGGCAAGATAGAAAGCGGTTCTAAAGAACATGCAGGTGCTGTACACAATGCTATCCAAAAGAAGAAAGGATTAAAACCTGACGGAAAAGATACACGTAAGGAAGAAGTAGAAGTAGAAGAAGGTAGTGTCTATGGTTTAAC